GGAAGGTTTTCAGTTCCAGTTAGTTTAGTGTTTATGCTAGGAATACCTGAAGTTTTCCTAATGTGACATCAAAAGCACGAACGTACATTGAATTGTTAAATGGGTCTTTTCCCCACCCAGCAGGGCCACTTAATTTAGGAGAAATGTTACAAGGTGTTACTATTTCTGTATTAATCCCTCTATATACTAAATCTAATTTAATATCAAAATCAGGATTATTTAAAGTTGTATCTACTGCCTTATACTGTATACCAACAACTAGTGGTAAAAAACTACTATACAGACTTCTAGCCTTTTGTGTTATATCCACATTGTTTTTGTAAAGTTTAGTATTTACTATATTGTAATAGTGTCCTAAGTACATTGTGTTGTCATCATAGTATGCAACACTACTTGGATTAGCATTTGATTTACTATGTATTAAAAAACTGTCTTGATTTCCCACAAAATTTGGAGCGTTTACTCCAGACCACACGATGGTGTTGTTTTCAAAAGATTGTTTTTCTACTATAGTGTTAGGTGTTATTGTAACAAATGAAACACCTGCTGCTAACTTTTTACCAGTTTCTGCTAGTCCTTCTTCTTTTTCTTTATTGGCTGCTTGAGTTTCTTTTGCCCATGTGGTTAAGTTGTCTGTCAAAAAAGCGTTTTTCTTAGCAAAGCCTAAGTACATTGCAGTAAAGTTTACGTTAATTTGACAAATAGTTGGAATCATTCTATGATTAAACTTTTGAAAAGCAACAGATGTACCAGTAACCATCCCCTCAACCATAAAGGTATCTGAAAAAACAATACGAACTGGTAAAGGGTTTAAAAACGCAGAGTTACCAAAGTTCCTTCTAAAGTTTGTGTCAAACTTACTTTTATCAAACGAAATAGCATCAGGGTCTGTTTGAGCCTCATTGTCTTTTTCTTCTCCGTCTGTTGGTTCTTCTCCTTCGCCATCAGTTGTAGTGCTTTCATTTGTACTACGTTCAGCAGCCTGAACTTCGGTAAACGCAGAAACAAGGTCAAGAAGTTCTTCAGTAATACCTTGTCCTACAATAAGGTCAAACATATGCAGGTCTGCCCAAACACCCACTAGTCCAGGGTCTCTTAGTGAATCACTAAAATCTGGATTATCTAAATCTTTACCGTTCCATAGCGTTTGTGAATCTGCACGGTTACCCGCAGCAGCAACTTCCATTTCTCTGTTAAATGTCATCGTAAAGTTAAATGTTGCAGAACCTGGAATTGGTTGAGTAAGGTTTGACACACTTTGCAAAATAGGGTTTACTGCACCTGGTGTTTGTGCAACACTTCTTTCAATGTATTCAGGATTAAATTGAAAGTTTAAACGGTAATTACCACCACCTCTTTTACTGCTGTCAATCACAGTCTGTCTTGGTTGTTCAGAGGTACTAAATGCTTTAGCAATGGCAGGGTCAGTTAAAATACTTCTCATAAAACCACGAGCCATTTTAACGCTATCAACGCCAAGCGGTCCATTGATATTCTTAACGTTTACTCCAGGCCAAGCAAATGGAGGATTTTCCATTTCAGGGTCACGTACTTCACCTAGTCGTGAGTAGTTATAAAAATCAGGATTTTGTGCAGCCATTACGAATTCCTCATTGCAGTTAGACGCACTTGGCTTTCAAGTACTTTTGTTACTTCTTTAGCAATATTGTTTACGTCCATGTGTTGTGAACCAGTTGATGTGATGTTAATTGTAGGGTGAACATTAAATACATTGTTTGTAGTTGGTTTGGAGACAGCGGTTGCACGTTGTTCAGGTGCGGCTGCTGTTGGTTTCATTGGAGGAGTATAACCCTTATCACTAGGGTCACCAAGAGTTGGGTATCCCATGTCTTTAGCAACCTGCTTTGCAGTTTTTACACCTTCTTCTGGAATTCCGTTTTTCCAACTTCCATTATAATTCCAATGCTTAATACCGCTACCATCAGCAAAAAGCAAACGTGCTGCGTGGATATTATGTTTTGGGTCAAATAGGTCTTTGTCATTATTTAACCACTTAGACCATAACTTACGACGACCTGCTCCCATGTCGCCCATCATGTTAATTTGAAATAGGCCATAAGAGTCGTCTGGTGGTTTTGTGTTGTGTTTAGTAGGTATCCAACGTGATTCACGGTGTGATATAGCCAACATTTTCCAAATGGCACCATCTGGAAAACCACGACGTTTTAAGATAATAGCGATATCACGTGGATTCATTGCTCCAGCGGGAACAGCATAATTACCATTACTACGTGTACCACCTTTTGAGCCTCGGTCAGTACGTGCATCTTGGCGACCAGCAGAATTGGTATCTGTACTCATAGCACTAACACCACTTCCACTAAATGCAGCCATAGATTCAGCAAGACTCATGTTTTGTCTAGTGACTGCTTCCATAGCCACCAGAGCGTTTTCAGTAGTGCTATTTTGTCCCATTGGGCTAATTTCTCGTATGTCACCAAATGAGCCAGGTGTGTACTTAGTAGATGGGTCTGACTCAGTACCATATGGAGCACCTTGCTCCTCATACTGCCTTCTACTTGAAGGGTATGCCGTTGACTGCACGTGCCAAGGTTCGCCAATTCGTGAAAACTCATCAAGACCATATTTATTTGCGTTGGCTCGTAACCAATCTATATCAGCCTTTGATTGGAAGGTAAGGTCAGCGGCAAGACCGATTTCGTGATATGACAATCCTGGAGGAGCCGCTTTAGCAACACCAGGTTTCTTTTCCCAATACGAGCCTTCGTAATAAGTATCTGTTTGTTTATCAGTTTTAAAATAACGGCTTAAGAACATGCGCTTTTGTTCATCTGGACTACGCAAAGTTCCACCAACCCCAATCCCTGGACGGTCACGAAGCAACCGTGCAAGAGGGTCACGAAGCACTGGTTTTAGTTTACTTATTAACGCTTCATTCTTTAGTCTAGTAGTTGGTTTTTGTTCCGCAATGCGTCCTGGATTGGCTTCAGAGCCTTGAGGGTCACCAAGCATCCCAGCAACAGCACTACCAATACCAACTCCAGCCGCCACCCCTCCTGGACCACCAAGCATACCAATAGCACCGCCAATAAATGGCAGGGCTTTAGCAAACAAGTTTCCACGCACAGAAGTACGTGACCCAATAATGCCTTGCAAAGCATCTTCAAACTTACCTAAAGCGGCGTTTACTTTTTGAAGGTTCTTTTCCATGTCAGCGTAGTTGTCCGCTTGACGCTTATACATCTGTTCTTCACGTGAAATACCAGTTCGTTCAGTTTCAGCCTGCTGTGTAGCAAAGTTATCTTCAACACCCATCAACTTTGTATGTTCACGGTTTGATGGGTCGTACATACCAGTACCACCCTTTTTCTTAAACTGAACATCTGATTTAGCGTAGTTTAAGATTTGATTTTGAAGGTCTTCACCTACGCCAGCCATTTCCAAACGTTGGCGAACAACCGAACCTTGCTGCATACCACCTTTAAGGATTTCTTCATTAGACAATCCCAAGCGTTTAGTAAGGTCTTTAACTACCTGCATTTGGCTCTTTTGTTTACCACCAATGCCATACATGCTGGTGCCCGTCATCATAAACATACGGTTTACTACGTCTGCCGAACCCATCTGTTGCATAGAGTCAGCAATCTGACCAGTGCTCAACCCAAAACCACTGAGAGTCCGCATAGCCTCAACTGAGGAAGCATTACCTTGAGCACTGATGCCCGTACGTGCTTCTAGTGAGAGAAGGTCATTAATGCCATTAGCACCAAGCCTGTACTTGGTCAATGGCATACGCATTTGATTGGATACTTGGTTTTGGGACAAACCAGTAGTTTGCTGGAGCATTACGCTTAACTTGTCTGCTCCAATAGCGTACGCTTTGTTTCTATCTACACGGTCATCAATACGACTAACAACTTGCTCATTAATCATGTTGATTGCTGCTGCTACGGCGTTTGTTTTACCAAACGCTCCACCACCTGTAAAACTAGATTTTATGTCGGATAGACCACCTAAAGTTCCACCGCCACCACCGCCTCCCCCAAGTCCACCCGCACCACCACCACTTTGAAGTTGCTTAAGGATTTTTACAGCAGCGTCTGATTTGTCAGCCATAGATGCAGCGGCTGGCATACCTTTGCTGGTGTCCATGTAACTGCTACTTGATTTACCACTAACCTTGCCCATAGCAGTAGCGGCTTTATTTAGTTCGGCAGTAAGGTCTTTAGTGTCTTTAATTAAAGATTTAAAATTAGATTTAATCTTTTTAGTGTTTTCATTTAACTTTGTAAGTTCGTCGTTAAGACCTTTAAGCATTTGAAGGTCAACACTAAGGCGAGAGTTTACGGTGGAGTTACCTACCCCAGATGCGGCACGGCCTTCTTCAGGGCTTCCCCCAGGGCTTGCAAATGCACCATCACCAAGACTTGCTTCCATACTCTGCCTTTATGAATTAGAGTTACGCCAACTAGCCATTTTGTACCAAAAGGCTCTTTGGCGTACTGTCATAGTCTTGATTTCCTCAAGACCAAAACCTCCGTACGCAGAGGCAATCATGTCGTATTCCCAGTATGTTTGGATTAGGTTATCCAAATAAAAGTGAGACCCAATCTAATGCTAAGACAATATTAGCATTACAGTGAGCGCATTGGGTCTTCACCTCCTCCATACGAGGCCCTGGTTGTGCTGAAAGAAGAACCTTAACCAACTTGTTACGGTCAGCCAAGGAAAGCCCACGTGCCCACGCCTCTGCCTTTGTGGGGTTCTTGTCGTCCAGCACTGCACAGCGAGCCAACATAATGGTGTTTTGCTCTGCTGTTGTTTTTGCCTTTTTAGATACTGCTTGGCTGTCAGCCCCAGTAGGGTAGGACAGTTCAACCACTTGCCCGTTTTTTAACTTAACAGACATGTTTTTATGGATATCTTCTTTTGGCTCGTCAATTGGAAAGTCTTTTTCCAAATCAACGGTAATGCTGTTTTTGCCTTCACATTCACGGCAAGTTACATCAAACTCACGGTAGCGACCATAGGTGGCTTTAATGATTCCCATAAACAACACGTCACGGTCACCAATAATAAGTTTGTCAACAATGTCAACGTTGTCAGCAACCTCAATTTCGCCAATCTTAACAACGGCTCGTTTAAGGAGTTGAGACATATATTCAGAATATGTTACGTCGTTACGAACGTCATACGCTGAAAGTGCTTCCTCATCTGCTCCAGTTAGTTCCCTAACCGTTGCAGTGGTTTGCCATGCTTCAGAATTAGGCATAAGCAAACCACGAAGTAGTTCAACTTTAACACTACCTGGTTGGTCAATATGTGGTGCAGGGTCACTAAGAATAGCGTTGTTTGCTGCGGCTGCTTGTGCAGCGAGGTCTGTAGACATGTAATGCTCCTAATTGTAGATTGTTTTAAATTATGCGGTAACTGAAATTCCTGGAACCAATGCTTGAATCTGTTGTGGGGTTACACCAATTTGGAAGCCCTCATGGTGAATCGTCATCTGCTGGATAAGGATACCATTGTCTCCAGCGTTTAGACCGTTCATTGCAAAAACACCAGGCCAGCAGTTAAACAACTTAAACGCTAAACGAACGTTACCAGGCTTGACACTTCCTGAGTTTGGTGCCATGTCTTGGTTCAAGTATGAAACGCCCGTACGGGTGTATGGGTGGTCATAAACCAATGCAGTAATCGTGCAACGGTAATCATTGCTACCAGCGTCTTCACTCAAACCAGTAGAACCGTTTGGAATACCTTGGTTCCACGTGTGGATGAACTGTTGCCATGCCCACATTCCACCATCGCCCTGTTCCTGACCGTTGTCCATAGCAAATACGCCACGTGAGAACGACACAGGTGGGAAGTCTGATTGACCTACCATCTTATGTGGGTGGGTGTTCATACCACCTTCACGGTAAGCAATGAGTTCGTTAGTTACGCTCAATCCTGACATTTCAGCAAAGCCCAAACGTGGAAGGTTTGGTGCAAGGGTTGCAAGGTTGCCAGTAGGCTCAATCATAACTTTAAATTTAAAGTTACGTAGAGGGTCGGTGCGTTGTGCTAAAGCCATTATTTACTCCTTAAAGGTTTTCTGTGAATGATGAGCCACCAGTAAACTGGCTAACTTCAACAACGATAAATTCGGCAGGTGTTTGCAATGCCACACCAATTTGAACGTGTACTTCGCCATTTTCTACTGAAGTTGCTGTGTTGTTTGTTGAATCGCAAACGATATAAAAGGCTTCCTGTGCGGTACGGCCCTTCAATCCACCTGCGTTCCAAAATGCTTGCAAGAAGGTTGTCAAGCGTGTGTTGATACTTACCCACAAACCTTCGTTGTTTGGTTCAAACAACGCAAAGTCTGTAAGCGACTTAGCACGTGATTTAACGTAGTTAAGACTACGACGTACTGGAATGTACTTACTAATGTCGGTCTTCTTGAGGGTGCGTGCACCGTTGATGATTACACCAGCACCAGGAATTGCTTTCAAAGTGTTGATGTTTGCATCGTACAATGTACCTTGCTCTGTTTCGGTAAAGGACGTTGCCAATCCATAAGCACCACGAAGTTCATAAGCGTAACCAGCAGGAGCCTTAGCAACTGTGCGCTCTGCTTCTACACGGCTGTACAATCCAAGAATTGCACCTGCTGGCAAAGTTGTTTTAATTGCAGCGGCACCTGATTTAGCAGGGTCAATCATTACCAATTTTGGATAGTAAACTGCGGCATATGAAGACGCTGTAAACCCACTGACTGCTGAAAGTGCATCAGAGCCATTTGAAACATCAATTGGGTCAATTACCAAGAAGTAATCTCCACGTCCTTCGCAATAACTAATAGCGTTGTTTACTACTGAAGAAGTAGTCATACCAACCAAGTTAATAACCAATGGTTCAACAACTGAATCAAAGCGGTTTACTGCCCACTGCCATTCAGTGGCAGTTTCAATACTTGTTGCTGTTCCTTCCGAGCCATTAGCAAATGCTGAGTTGCTTACAGCAGTTACTGTATAAGCACTTGTATAAGTTGCAATATTTGAAACACTTACCAAATTAGAATAGTTGTTAAGTACAGCAGATACATAACGGTTTGATGTTGGGTCCAAACTAATCTCACCCCAACGCTCTACTTCTACACCAGCGTTTTTAATAACTAAAGTAAAGGTTGGTTCAGAGCCAGTAACCAAGCCAGCAGTAACGGTTGCTGTAAGGCTATTTCCCCAAACACCAGGGTTTTGAGCCGACAACTTAAATACAGTAATTGATGAACCACCGTTAACAGTTCCAGCCACGTTGACAGTAGCAGCAGATGCTGGTGCGCTTGTTACCGAGTTATATACTCGTGATACATAAGCGTCACGACCACCGTTAGCAAAATAGTGGTATACCGCATAAGACAAATCGTAAGCAGGGTCTAGGTCACCAAACAAGTTCTTATAGGCAGTCCATGAACTTACCTTAGTTGGGACAATTGGACCACGTGATACAAAACCAACAAAGCCAGCAGCCGTTGTGGTTGAGCCAGATTGGGCGTTAGACGAGAAAGCACCCTCTGTTACGTAAACTCCAGGACGTGAATATGGCATTGTTACTCCTTAATGAAAGTATACATCAAAAAAACTACACACTATTATGCCTCAATTTGTAGTTACTCGCTTACAGAAAATGGTTCTGTAGGCTCGTTACTCATAGTATAAACACCGTTATTTTCTGAATAGATTTGACCCACTGAGCCAAGCACTTCAGAAACTGCGTACCTTCCAATGACTTGAGATGAAGGTATCTCTGCTGTCATTTGAACTGTATAAACTTTACGAAAAATACGTTTGCGATAACCTGCTTCAGGGTCAAGTAGGTCAGCCGTTGTCCAGTCCAAAAGGTCAAGACGACGGATACTTCCGTCAGCAGGGACTTCAATAAAACCCCTTCTAAATGGAAGGACTTGAGCAAGGATGGTGCCAGTTAATTGGCGGTCATGAATTGCTGAACGAGTAAAGGTAGAAATCTGATACAAAAGGTCTACTGGAACGTGTTCGTTTGCTTCTAAATAATCATAGTTGTTTTTGTTTGTTATGTGATTAAAAGAAGCAGAAGTGCTAGGCCAATAATCCATACGGTACGAGGATGTACCTGGAATTGCAGGTGCCCCCTGTCTGCCTGTCTGGTATAGAATTTCTGTCTCAGAGTGTTGGCGGTTGCGAGCATGTACAATGTCAATGTGTTCTAAAGTAATAAAAGGGTACGAACGCTCAGTTTCACCTTCTGGATAACGAAAGAATACCTGCACTTCACGTGCGTTGTCTCTGTCATCGGTTACGGTAAGGTTCCTAAAAAGGTTTTTAAGAGCCTCATCTTCGGCAAGAAGGAAACCAGTTCTCATCGGTATTTATTCCTTAATTCCATCTCCACTAATTCTTCAACCCTTTTACCAAAATCGTGTTCACGGGATTTAGCAAAAGAACGAAGCAATGGTCGTGGA